AAAACCTAAGTACAAGTATTCGCCGCTTTGATTCATGCTGCCAAGTTGCGCATAGGTGAAAGAATCCGAAGAGAAGTATTCTTCCTTCAAAATGTTTAGCGTAACATCTTGATATGCCGAAGTGTGGTAAAAGAAACACGCCGAAACTTCTCTGAGACTTCCATCCCATATGTCTACAATGGGTTGGGGGGCGGCATCAAGAGTGCAATAGGTGACGGTTACGTCTGCGTTTGCCGTTGTAGTTTCAAATCTGTAGTAATAGGCCACAACGTCGTATAGTATCGTCAGTTTAGACGTAGATACAGTGGATGCGAAAGCAATCTTGCCATTTTGTCCCAGGGTTTTTGTGCCGCCGACTGACGTCCCATCAGACCATCCAGAAGTCAATTCAGCCCAAGCGGTACCATTCCATTCATAGCCTTTTAGAGTGGCGGCGGCAGTATTTTTGACACTGCCCAGGTAAAGCGTCACGCCTTGGATGGGTCGCAAAGACCGGACATAAAATGTGATTGAGGTCCCATCTCGATGCAACGTGGCTATGTTACCAGCGTCTGTCAGAGTATTTTGACAGGCATCGGTGTAATCGTAATAGCTGGTCGCCGAGATATAGACAATAAGGCCCACGCACTTAGTTTCTTGGCCACCCCACAACCAGTTTGTCAGACCGTCACAAGCCACCATGCAACCCTCGGGCGCGTTGCTAAAGTTCACTAACCCAGTTCCAGCTAAGGCCAGAAACGTAGAAAAAGTATCTTGTGAAGGTGGCGAAGTAGTGTTATCTGATTTCACTAGCCGCGATAAGGTTCCTCCAGCGTTCGTGGTTTGCACAATGATGTGGCTTTCTACGGGGCTGCTTTTGTTGAACTGAAATCCGTTGTCAATTCTGGTGTAGTTTGTTGCTGCGGTATTAATTTTAGACATTCCCTTTACGGGAGTAATCCCTGAAGAGGTATACCGGTAGTTCGTCAATTGTTGAAAGTCTCCCGATGGTAACAAGACCGGGTCAACATCTAAACGCAGACGGCCGGTTAGGGGCATGTCGAACGGCTTTAGCTTGTTCTCAGCCATAACGTATTACCTCTTGATGAATGATACCCGTAACCGCCGCGCACCGGTTGCCTGCTGGTGAACATTGTTTGCTTTCCGAATCTGCATGTCATATGCCTGGTAAAGCGCGTTTCCAAACTGCGGCTTTGAATCCCTGTACTTGTAAAGCCAAACCGCATACTTAAGGACAGCCTCTTCATATCCGGGCGCAAAAGGATATGAGCCGTAATCCGAATACACCGGGGCGGGCTTCATGAAATAGCTGACGGTGATCGTGTGTCCAGCGGTCAACGATGGGGCGCTAAGCACAAGGTTGTATCGTGGCGCTGGCTGTATGAAATAGGCGTCGGATGAAGCCCACCCCGCGTAAGGGCTGCCTGAAGACGTGATATCAAACATCGCCGTCAAAAGATGCGTGGCGTCTGTGACTGAAATCACAAATCCGACATATCCCTTTGTCGTGTTATAGATAGTGTCTCCTGCGAAACAAGTTGTGGCAGAAAATGCCGCCGCTGTATCGGTAAGTGTCGATTCCCCACCAGTTGCCGTCCCGGTTGCCGTAGCCGTCCCAGTAATCCGAGTGCCGACACTGGCGTCGCAAAGCGAGAAGTTTTGCGGAATAGAAACGGCTGTCGTGTTGTTTTCTGCGAGACTGTCCTTGTAAGCCATCCATGTTGGCCAGGAATAGTTTGACCCGTCATAGTATTTCACTGTCTTGTTGTCGTTGCCGTCGTCTGTCAGGATTTCCAGAAAACCGGGTGGCAAGGCATAGCTGCTTTGCGTTGCTACGGTGGTGAGTGTCGCCGTGCTAGTGAAACACTTGGTTTCCTTAGCCATATCCTTGGCGGCTTCGTAAAGAAAATCGAAACTGGTTTTCTTATCTACCCAGCCCGAATCCGAGGATTCGGAGATTATCTGGTAAAGCCGCGTCAGGTAGTCTATGCCGATCATGTTTACCTCTGGTTTCTGAACCTTTCCATGTCCAGGATGCCTTCACCAAGAACACGGCCGAAAGTCTGCGCCATTTGCGACGCATGATTGCGACTGATCTTCCCATTGACAACAGCAATACCCCTCTGGCGACAGTAGTCCAACTCGTGAGGGTGTTTGAGTTCTATGCACGGGTTGACCATCCTTGTAGCCTCTACGTGCGCGTCAGCCGTGCCACGCTGCATGTCTGAATACGTGAACATGGACTCCCCAATGCGTTCCCCGAGGTCCTTGAACACCTTCCATACCTCGTCCTTGTCTTTTCCTCTAAGACTAGGAAGCGAGTTAGCAATGGCATCCCGACGTGTTACTCGTTTGGCCAGTTCTTCGCGCATCTTGAGCTTGTCTTTGCCGGTATACATGTCGAGATCAAACCCGCGTTCGATTTGCGTGATCTCATTTTGTAAGTCTTGGAACTGTCGTTCAAAAAACCATCCCGGATAGTCACTGCCGGGGACGCCTTTGTGGTTAAGATCCACCTCGCCAAACCAGACAATGCCTTTTGGATTCTGTACGGGTGCCTCGGTTGCCTTTGGTAAGCTTGTTTCCGTCGGTTTGGACTCAGTTTCACCAAGGATTATCGCGGGTCGCGCCGGAGCTTGGTGATGTGCTTTTTTGGCGTTTCGGTTGGCCTTCGTCTGTGGTAGGTGCCCTTCGGGGTACATGCGTCCAAAGGGGCCTTTGACCATCTTGGGTTCAGCTACCATCTCCGCCGGTCTTGACACCTCGGGTGCTTCTGTTTCGTCAATCTTTATGTCTTCAGTCATTGTTTATTTCCTTTTAGGGGCCTCCCGAAAGAGTTTTCGCCCTGTTGAAATTTGGGTCGGATAACCCGCCGACCCGTCGGGGTTAGATGGTCATTCTTCTATTATTTCGCCAAAAAGAACCTTCCCTGCCCCCTGGCAAAATTCACAGACAACTACTACCGGGTCCTGGTTTCCGTTCGACAAAGAAACTTTACCAGTCCCACCGCAATGGATACAATACACATATATTTCTTTTGGTGTGGTTGCCATTTGTACCCCTCCTTTTTGTTAGGAATTCAAGCCTATTCCACCTGTCAAATGACTGAGCGGATTGGAAGAACTCAGAGATGTGGCTGCATCTGTCCAAGAGGTGAAGCCCTTGTTTGCTGCACAACCTTTCAGCACTATCTGATGGGTTGTCCCGCATGAATCTCTGAACACATAGGTAGGACCGGTGCCAAGATTCTCAACGAAGTTGTAAAACACGCAACCATCGAATAGCAATTCCCTGTCAACGGCATAGTTGGCAGCTAGATATACCAGGCCAACACTATCAGCGGTAGCAGTTTGAATGCGAGTAGACAAGGTGCAATCCTTGAAGTGCATACCAAAACCAGCCGCCGCGCCACCGGTAAAACTAATGCAACCGGGGCCTTTTGTCCGTGCATTGTTGCCAGAACTACCGAAGATACATCGTTCAGCAAACAATCCATTCCCAGCTCCAGCTACGCTGGTATCGACAATCATCGGAACACCAGCCCCAACAGTGGCAAGTTGGGTAGCTCCATTGCCACCGCGCATCGAACAACCATAGAGGTAGGTGTTTTTACCAGAGATCCTTACGTCGCAGTAATTGTCTGCCGCGCTGTAACTGTTATACGTCCCGAGGTTGTACATCGAGACATAATCGCCGGTGATGTTCAGAATTTCGCTTATACTGGTGGTTATGCAGGTAAGACGCACCGCCCCCGTGGTAAGGGTTCCAGGTTGATATGCTTGATTCGGCCCAGCCCAACCAATAATCCGTGTCTGATCTTTATCCCATGCCAGAGAGGACGTCTGAACGTGATTTCCAGGCATGACAATCAGGGTGTCCCCTTGGTTCGTTGCCATGTTGGAGTACGCACTCGCGATAGTTGAGAATACATAGTCGTCTGGAACCACATTTGCTATCCGAGCATAATATGGATCAGTGCTTGCCTTCGCTGCTACCAGGTAAAACACATTCCCAAACGTTGGCAAGATGCCTCCACCGAAGACTGGTACTCCAAAACTGGTAATACCATGTGGAAAGTTTGTTAAACCCATTTCACGTTCTCCTTATGTTTGGGACATCTCCCTGTCATTTTCCCCCGCATGAGATGCCTGCCGGTCTTTCACCGGCACTTACCCGGTGTGTGTCAGTGCCAACGCTTTTAGGGATTACCCTGGCACTAACGGGTCCGTGTGTTTAGCTCACCTGGTGCCAGTAGATAAACGGCCACCCCTTGAATCCCTGGCCCCAATAGGAGTAGATGCTGTGCTTGATCTTAAAGGTGTTGAAATCGACCGTTGTGGTCAGATCGGCATCAACCTTGTCAATCCAGATAGCCAGTTTTCTGAGCAGTTCCCAGTTGACCATGCCCCAGGACTTGGTGCTGTAGTCGTTGAAATACTGGCTGGTTTCCCACTTCCAGTTTCGGCTTGCCTGCGTGTTGATATTGCCTTGCGCGGAATCCAGACCTTTCGGCGTCTGGCAGATTTCCGCAAATCGCTGTTCCAGCGTAGTCGGTCCCAGGAATCCGTTACCCTCAACCGACATGTACTCACCGTTGATGTTCTTGAAGCCTCCCATCAAAATCCTGGTGGCCTCAACCGACGTTGGCGAAAGTGCGGAACTACCAAGGTTCGAAAAACCGGACGACGTCGATACGCCAGACGCCTTGGTGGTGTGTGCGGTGCTCGCAAGGGCAACTCCCTCTTCAGAAGTCATGAAGTCAAAAGCGGTAGATGCAATGTTCGCATAAGACTTAATGGCCGACTTTTCCTTCGTGCGGTGTAGAGACTTGCGAAGCTCACCAGCCATATCTTTGAGCACAGGGTAAAGGTTGTTTTCCCATAGCTTGCGTTCCATCTCCAGCCCTAATGCAGATTCACCAGGCTCAATCCGAGTAGAATATCCCATCGGGATATCCCCGAAAGTCAGCACCCCGTTAAACCGTGGTATGTCCCCAACGCCACCGATAGAGTTGAAGTCCTCATATGCGCGGTCGCTATCAATCGAGCTGAAAAGCTTTTCGCGCATGGGTTTGACTGCATGCAATTCTTCGCTGACTTGGGTGTCGAATTTCCTGACTCCAGCCTTAACCAGTGCCTGGAACCGTGATTGATCGAGTGTTAGATTAGACATTTGTTACCTCCTTATCTTACTGACGAACTACTTACGCCCTTACTCCCTGGAAATGAGCCGGGCTGAACGTGAATCTGACCACTTCCTTCCCCGCCACGGAAAGCTTCATGTCAATCACGTTGATGGCGAAGTAGTTGGTGGCTGCGGTTTGCGAACAATCAAGGCCCATGCCTAGATACCCCGATGTAGCAGTAATCTGAGCAAAAGACAGGCCGACACGATACGGTACACAGACATAGGTGTCTGTAGTAGCCCCGGCATAAGGCCACGAGGTGTCGAAGGTATGAGTTGTGGATGAAGCCGACTTTGCTACGCGATACAGTCCCGCATTGGCTCCAGACCGACAGTAGAACGTACACATGTTGGCTACCGTCGCCACGTCAATGCTACCCGTAGTGAAGCCCGTCATGCCTCCAGTTGCGTTTGTTACCGCAGTCGAAGTCACAACCGTCGGCGCCACGCCGACAGTGGCGTTGTAAATGTCGGCTTCCAGAATGGTTTCCGCTGTTATCTTGGCCACCCTCACCAACCCCTGCGGGTCTCCCTTGGCGTACATGCCTTCCGCGCCAAAGAACTTGCGGGCCTTCTGCAAGGTTCCCGTGGTGTTGGTGCCGAGAAGGTACTGGCCATAAGTAGCGATATAGGTAGGCGTTTCGTCATTCGTGCCTACTATAATCCCGTAAATACACTGATCCCCGGATACATCGGAAGCCCCCGACGCCACAGCCAGCGGGGTCAGCCCGTTTGTTGATCCAGTGCAGTTCATGCAGGGTTGCCCAACATACAAAGAAGTGCCTACCGTTGTGTCGATAGGTGCCCAATGTATGGCGATTGGGTTGCTGCCGTTGACAAGTTTAAACATGATGTCCTCCCTACTTGTAAGCCTTGCACCCACAGAAGGGGCACCCGGCGGTTATCGTAGTGCAAAAGTTGCGTTTAAAAATCTTTGCATCTCCATTTGAATCCACCTCTACCAGAGACAGGTCAGTTGTCATAGACACCGAAAGCGTATTAGCCTTCAAGTTCCCGCTAAACAACACTAGGTCGGTAGCAAGAATGGCGTCAGTGGTCACGTATCCATCACCAGACCCTAACTTGTCTCTGTCGGTGTTGCAGGTGAACCCACAGTTCCAGCACCGATAGAACTTCCCATCTTGGGTGTCAGCCCAGTTTCTAGGTATCGCCTTTTTACGGCAGGGCAATTGTCGCCTGTCGTATTTGATGTAGCGCGAACTTTTCATTTGAGGCTAAACACCTTTTTGAACTCTGTGTCGCTCAGCTCTTCGGACAACATTCGTTCATCTTTCGACAGCCCCTTCAGCGCTGCCGCACGATCCAGTGTCCGCACGTTTGCCGTGGATGTTGACACGGAAACCCCTGTGGCTACCGATCCACCTTTCCCTAGTACACTTATTTTACGCTGTTTCATTTTTGACATGAGTGCTTTACTCGCCCCTGCCAAGTTTTTAGCGAAATCACGCGCCGGATCGCCATAATGGATCACGTTGTAGGTTAGGTCTTTTGGGTCCGTCAGCATAGCGTAAAGCTCCGGATCGTCGTCAGGGTCAACCTCTTTGGACAGCACCTTCATGTAGGCGCGAGAGTATTCTTCCTGGGCCTTTTTTGATCTGTCCGGGTCGGGTTGATTGGCAGCGATTTCCTTTAGCATTTGCCGTCGAGACCACGCATTGTAATCCCGTACCTCTTCCGCTGACGGAAGTTCCGACAGCTCTGGTTCCTGGTCTGCGTCATCCACGGTTTTCTTGTTGACTAGATGATCGGTCAACAGTCTAAGGGTTTCCTGGATCTGATCCAACGCAGAAAGCCGAGTCTCAATCCGTTGAACCTTCCGGCCAAGTCGAGACTTTTCACCGTGCTCTATTGCGTCAGCATCAAGGACGGGTTTTTCGTCTTGCTTGGGCGTCTCTTCCGGTTCAATCGGAGCGGTCTCTGCTTGTTCTTCCTGCCCCACGTTTCTCAACAGGGCCTCTGCGTCGTCAATGATTTGCTGTGCCTCATCGACGCTAGCGGCTTCGGCTCTTCCTTCATCTGACATATGCTTGTTCTCCCTTGGTAGATTTTTGGGCAAAAAGAAAGGCGCAAATCGTGAGTGTCGTGGCACCCACGAGTGCGCCTTCCTTTAACTTGCGTCTCTGTCAGCCTGGCCGGACCTTCAGAGAACCCAGATTGTACCCTTCTTTAAGCTTTCCTGGTCTTCACACTCATCACTTGTCCTTTAAGATCTGCATAGTATTTGAGTTTGGCATAGGTTTTGTCCAACCTGGCATGAAGTAGCTTCAGGTGAACCACATCTTGCTGCTCCGCAGTTCCTTTGTCAAGTAATTGATCGTAGATCTTATTCATAAGCCTGGCGTGGTCTTCGAGATCGTCCTTAAGGAACGCCATGCCGAGTTCAGTCTGCAAAGCATCTACAAACGGCTGCAATTTCTGAATAACATCCAGGGTCTTAAGTCCTCGCTGCCCCACTGTTTCGAGATATTTCTTAACGTCTTCGTTTGTCATCAGGCGTTACCTGCCATCAAGTTGCTTTGTGCTCTCATGTTTTGTTCCATGCCCGACTGCGGAATCCCGTTTTGGTTGCTCATTGCTTGTGGCGGCTGATCCGCCGTTGTCTCACCGGCCTTCCCCTCTGGATTGACCGGAGACTTAATCAGGTTTTCCAATAAAGGCTGAATCGACTGAAATTCACTTCCAAGTTCCATTGCCTGCTGACCGATTATCCACGCGATTATCGGTATAATCCCTTGTGGCACGATCTTTGCCAAACCGGAAAGCCGCCCGGTCATCTGGTCATAGTTACTTATTTTCTGCGCCTTCGTGTGCTCGGCTTCGAGACTTTGACTTAACGGTATATAGGTGTAGTCCCCATTGGGATCGAAATGATATGCCAAATCCTTCCCCATAAGTTTTACGGCGGTATCCGTCCTGGCAAACCTGTGCGTCATTTGGAGTATCTGCCAGTAGAAATCACACAGGAATGTGTACTCGTGCGTCAGTGACTTAAACCCCTGCCGGGCGTTGGCATGTGCTTCTCCTGTAGCCGATGCCATTGCCGTAACCGACGTTTTTGCAGGCATGCCGCCCATTTGGGGGCTGTAAACAGCGTCAACCTTGGAGGCCCAGCCATCCAGCATGGAAATCTGCTGAAGTGCGCCCATTATGTTGTCACGTACAACCAACTCTTTCAAGTCTCGATCGGGGTCTTCGAGTTCAATGATATGCTCTGGCTCTATGTAAACCGTTGGGTTGTCTTCCATTGCCGCCTTTCTGCCCTTAAACACCGGCAGAGTCGCCAACATGACACGCATTTGGCTGACGTTAAAGGTGTCGTCAATGGCCACATTTATCTCGCGGATGTTTTTCCCATCGCTTAGACCGGTATCCTTTGTCGGATGGATGTAGCACCAGCCGCGAACAATCGGCTTGAACGGTTCGCCTTTGCTGTCTATGTTCGGTGTAGGTTGAAACCTGATAAGGATTTTGCGACCTTTTATCATGGCGTAAGTTGTTATTGTTTCAATCATTTCAGCGGTTTCAAGAACGTCACCGGTTTCTGAATATCCTGGCTTTCCCTTTATGGGCGTATCTTGGGCATCCCGTTCTTCAACTATGGTCCACATCTTCCCAAACCGTTGCAGTAAGTCAAACGGAGTTTCGGGAGTTAACCCAAACGGGCTTTTAAAACCGTCGGCATTATAGGTTTCTTTCCCGGTTTCGGTCTCTGTGTTGGTAATCAAAGCTTCCTTCACAACGTCCAGGTTGAAATATCCGCACCTTTCGGCGTCTGCTTCAAGCTTAGAAAGCGTGGTCTCGGTCCTGATGATAACCCAAGATTTTTCTTGGATTGAATACGAGTAACTATAATCGGTGTAAACGTTCCGAGGGTCTATTGATTCGTAGTTGAACCGATCGTAAATGACGTGTTCAATCTCTTTGTCTGGTTGTGGTATCTCAATTTGCCGCATAACAACCTGGTCAGAAAGCTGGTTATATTCCGGCACAACCTTGATAATCGGGGGCTGTTTTTCCATCACCTTCTTGGACTTAAACTCCCAGTAGCACAACGCGTATTGCTGGCCAAAAAGCCAACTCAGCATGCGACCCCTGACGTATTTCTGGAAGTGATTAATCCCAGGCATATTGAGGGTTTTGTTGATGCAGGTTTTTGTTGCTGCGCTTTTAAGCCGGTCTTCTGGATCAAGACCTTCCAGGTAGACGTTGCAAAAATCGCGTGACGCGAAGTACTGCATCCATGCGCTGGCGTCGCTAAGCAGGTGTGAGCTGAACAGCGGTATATGGATGTCGGATTGCCATGAGAAGTTTTTTTCCGGCCTGATCCCGTCAAGAAGGTCAATCAGGTTTTCAAACTCCGCATATTCCATGTCGTTATTAGACTTTGCGGTTTCGTATTCTTGGCCCACGATTGTCGAAAGCCAGGCTTCAACCGCTGCCCCGTACTTGCCTTCCATCACTGGTTTTGCCTTGGGTTTCGCCATTCTAGTGTATCCTGAACATTACCGATCTGATGATTTTTTTAAGTTGTTCTTGGCAATACTTGCACAACACAGGTGTTTTGCTGTCCTTAAGTGGCACCAAGATTTCAAATAGTTTAGCGCATTTTGGGCAATGATAGTCGTACAGTGGCATTATGCCGCCCGTCCTTGGAAATATAGTTTTCGTGGATTCAAAAACTCGTCTCGTTTTGATCTGTAGACGTGCGGAGATCCACGAAACCTAGCGTCTTTAAAGATAGCCTCAAGAGTCATGTTATGGTGAGACCACTTGGGTTCGGTTTGGTCCTTCGCGTCCTTAGTGACTTGCGCGTTTCGGTCAACCCACTGCGCCATTCTCCAGTTCTTGAGACTAAGTCCGGTTTGTTTGCAGTCGTCAAAAATCCAAAGCGTCGGTAGTCTCACTTCTTTGCCGTCAATTTTCTGCAAGTTGTTGAATGGGCGGCCACATATTTTAGCGTTTATCAGGCGTTCTCTTACGGCATCCTCTCCCTTTGTGCCCGCGGTATCCCAGCCCTCCCATAGTCCACCGGTTCCGTAACCTTCTTTTTTCATCTCACGGAATATCCGATTCATGTCTTCCATGCAGGACGTGTTGGTGTTGATTTGCTTGTGAGTGGAAAGCGGGTCCATCAGATTTATCTGAAACTTGTAGTCCTGGCTAACCCTTGCCATCTCTTTGCAAATGCCCAACGTAGTCCAGTTATGCGGGTCTGGACACATTTCTCGGTAGACAAAAGACTCGTTTTCTTTGGTCAAGAAAATCCAGTTCACGGCCCACGGCACAGACTGGTGGTAGTCGATCATTCTGGCATGGATGCAGTCATGCGGTATGCCATTCGGGAAGAACTTCTTTTCCGGTATCATGTGGATATTCCAGTTGAACTCCTTGTGGACGGCTCCGGTAATGTGCTTAAAGATGCCATATCTCCGCATTGCAACGGTGTCTTTGTCGTCGTACATGAAAATCGAGTCCAAATAC